ACCTGATCTCCAAGATCTGGCAGGACAACCAGCTCAACCTGGAGATGAAGAACATCTTCCGGCGGGCAGGCGAGTACGGCGACGCCTACCTCATGGTCATCCCCGTCGAGGACGACCAAGGCAACGTGCTCCGTGTCGAGATGTACTACAACAGTCCGCAGACCGTCCGCGTCATCTACGCCGAGGACAACCCGCGCCGCAAGGCGTACACGATCAAGAGGTGGTGTGACGGCGCCTTCAACCGCGTCGAGTTGTACTACGACGACCGCGTCGAGCGCTGGACCACCGGCAAAAACTCGCAGGGCGACAAGCCGAACGACTGGCTGCACTGGCCGGCCGACGAGACCGATCCCGAGTCGTGGCTGATCGAGCACGAGTGGGGCGAGCAGCCTGTCTTCCACTTCCGTACTGACCGCCCGTACGGGGTGCCGGAGCATTACGGGGCGTACGGACCGCAGAACGCGATCACCAAGTTGCAGGCCACCCACATGGGGACGGTCGACTACCAGGGCGCCCCGCAGCGGTACGCGCTCACCGAGACCGCGAGCACCGACACCAGCGATCTGGAGCCTGGCGACTTCGATGACGGGGACTGGCCGCTCAATGAGCAGGGCGTTGGGCCCAGCGACTCCGGCGACGACAGTTCACTGAAAGCTGGCCCGGGTGAGATGTGGCTGCTGCGCGGCTACAAGAGCGTCGGCCAGTTTGACGCGGCGAACCCGGAGGTCTTCCTCAACCCGATCAACTTCAACGTGCGGGCCATGGCCCAGATCACGGACACGCCGCTCCGCATGTTCGACCCTCAGTCCTCCGCCCAGCGCTCCGGCGTCTCGTACCAGGAAGAGGACAGCCCGTTCGTCAGCAAGATCGAGGACCGGCAGACCGGCTACGGGTCGGAAGCCCATGCAGCGTTCGTGTTCGCACTGCGTCGCCTCGGTATCGAGGACCCGGTCGTGACCGTGGACTGGGTTCCCGCCCGGTCGGTGTCGACGGCTGAGGGCTGGCAGACCGTCAACGAGAAGATCCGTGCCGGTGTACCGCGCAGGCAGGCGTTGATGGAGGCCGGGTACCGGGCCGAGCAGGTCGACGAGTGGCTGACCGGCGTGGACGACTCCGAATTGCAGCGCCGCGTGGACATCCTCGCCTCCCTCGCCGACAGCGCTCAGAAGCTCGGCAGTGCGGCAGCGTTGGGCGCGGTCACGAGCGATCAGGTCACCGCGCTCATGGCAGGTGCGATCGACGACCTCGAACTCCTTGCGACCGCGCAGGAGGAAGGCTGATGTCGTACAGCAGCGACGACCTGTGCCGCCTCGTCCAGGACGACCACACCAGTGAAGTCGTCGACCTGGAGAAGAAACTCGCCGCACAGGCCATCCGCGACGACGACCGCGCCTTCGAGGACCTCATCCGCCGCGTCCTCACCGCCTGGACGAAAGCCTTCGGCGGACCCAACCAGCCCGCCCTGCCCGGCGACGCGTTGCGCAGGATCATCGCCGCCGCCCGGGCCGGCGCGCGCCGTCTCCTCGACGGGCTCACCGACCGGGCGCCCACCGCGCTCGCCGCCGGGCTCGGCCCCGCGCTGGCGATGGGTGTCCGTCAGGGTGCCGCGTTCGCCCATGCTGCGGCCGGCCACCGGCTTCGCACCCCTGCGGTGCCGTCCGTGTCGCGTGTCCTGCGGGATGAGGCACACCGGATCCGTGGCCTCCTCACCGAGCGCCGTGACCGTGCTCTGTTCCTCCTGCATCCGGATCGGGTGTCCCGTTGGTCGCACATGCTGGCCGGGCTGGGTGCCGCGCGTGCCGCGCTGCCTGCGATCCGTGCGCACATCGCCTGGGTCATCAACACCGCCGTGCACGAGGGCCTGGACGCGGTAGTGCGGGCGACGGCCCCGCTCCGGCTGTGGGTGTCCGAAGCTGATGCGTGCGTCAACTGCCTCGCCTACACCGGACGCACCGCAGCACCGGGCGAGCCGTTCCCCGGCGGCCTGTCGTGGGATCCGCGCCAGCGCCGGGGCCGTGCGGAAGGTGTGGATGGGCCGCCTCTGCACAGCAACTGCCGCTGCCGGGCCGTCCCGTGGGACGACGCGTGGACCGCCAGCGGCACCCCGTTCCCGCTCGCCTTGCAGCGTGAAGCGCAGCGCTCGATCGCCTACGGCACGGCCCGCGCCTCGGAGTCCCGGGCTGTCCGCCTGCGTGCCGCGCGCGAGTTGCTGCGCACCGTCGACGACCTACTGCCCGCAGTAGAGGCCCGCGCCCGCACCGCCGTACGAGCCGGAGCCTTCGCGCCGGCCGCCTGAACCCGGCCCCCGCGATGGGCGACCGACTACCACCCCCGTGATGGAGGAACCAGATGGGCATCCACCCCAACCCGACCGAGCAGCCCGTGGGCATCAGCCTGCCGCCCGGCATGATCCTCGGCTACCGCGACGACGGACGTCCGATCCACGTCATCGCCGGAGGCGCCGAACCCGACGACGAGCCGGACATCGACGTCGAGGTCGACATCGACGAAACCCCGGACGACGAGAACACGGACGACGACACCGACACGGAGCCGACGGAAGAGGCGCCGAAGCCGAAGGCGCCCGAGAAGAAGACGGCCCCGAAGCCGGGCGACCCGGACTATGTGCCGACGGCGGCGGAGTGGCGGCGCACGCAGGAGGCGCTGAAGAAGACCAACGCCGACTCGAAGCGGAACCGGGAGCGCGCCCGCGAGCTGGAGGAGCAGGCGCGTGCGAACGAGTCCGACCACGAGAAGGCGCTGCGCGAGGCAAAGGAAGAAGGCGAGAAGCGCTACCGCGAGCCCATGAAGCGGTCCGGGATGAAGGCGGCTCTCATCGAGGCCGGGTTCGCGAGCCCGGACCGGCTGATGAAGCTGGTCGACTGGGAGTCCCTGTCAGTCGACGACGAAGGCTCGCTGCTCGGTGCCGAGTCCGAGGTCGACCGGATGAAGGGCGAGTACCCGGAGTTCCTTCAGCAGGAGAAGCCGAAGCCGAAGGTCAGGCCGACAGGTGCGCCGCGTCCGGCTGCGGCGGACAAGCCGAGGTCGACGGCTGAGATCCACGCGGCCCGGATCCGCGGACGGGCTTGACATCCGCAGGTATATTCATCACCAGGTGAATTGCTCCGCGATGGAGCTACCACCGCCTTTTGCGAAGGTGACCGTGATGGGGCCGCGCTGACCAGCACCCCCATCACGCGCCCGCAGGAGGGCAGTAGCCATCGCTCGCAACACAATGGAAGCCTGGATTCCCGAAGAGTGGGACACCTCCAGGGTCATCCAGTCCATCCTCCAGGTCTCCGCCGTAGAGGCCCACGCCGCCCGCATCCCCATGGGCTCCGACACCAAGAACGTCCCCCGCACCGCGGGTATGGACGTCGATGTCGTCGACAAGGGCGGAGCGTACGGCGAGGACACCAGCCTCAACGACGAGGTCACCCTCAACGCGAAGAAGCTGGGCAAGGCCGTCCGCATCGCAGAGGAGGACATCGACGACTCGGTCGCCGACGTCATCGAAGCCAAGATGCTGGGCTGGGGCAAGTCCTACGCGAAGGCCCTCGACAACGCCTGCATCGCCGTCACCGGCGCACCCGGCACCGGCGTCCCGTTCACGTCGCTGTACAACCTGCTCCACACGACGGACGCCACGATCGGCTACACCGCCGACTCGAACATCACCGTCGCCGCGACCGCCGGAAACGTGCAGTACGACGAGTACAACAACACCCTCGGCCTCGTCGAAGCGGGCGACTACTTCGACCCGTCCACGATGATCGCCATCGCTTCGCCCGCGTTCCGTAAGGCGCTGCGTGGCGTGAAGGACACCACCGGCGAGCCGATCTTCGTCAAGGGCGTCGGCGGTACCCCGGACACCATCTTCGACGTCCCCATCACGTGGGCGCAGGGCGCACGCACCTCGCCGACCATGGCGTCCCGCCCCGGCGGCCGCCCGGTCATGGCGTTCGTCAACCCCGAGCTCATGCTCCTCGGCGTCCGCTCCGGCCCCGAGTCCGTGTTCATCGACGGCCGCGACGGCCTGTCCGCGCTGACGGACGAGTCGATCCTCAAGATGCGCTCGCGCCGCGGCTGGGCCTACGGCCACCCGGCCGGTGCCGCGATCCTCGTCGGCTGACCCCTTTCGATCTGCCGTACCGCCCGACGGCTCTGGGCGGTACGGCCGACAGGAAGGCGAGCCGTGGCAACCAGCAAGAGCACACGATCGAAGCAGTTCCCTGCGAAGGCGGGAGCGCCAGAGGCCGAGGTTGACCAGCGGTCCACGGACGGCTCCGACGGCATGAGCTTCGTGAAGGAGTTCGTCGTCGGCGGCACGTGGACCGGCGGGGACGCCGCGCATGAGGCGAACAAGGCGGCTGTCGCGAACGAGGCGATCCAACGCGGTCTGCACCCGCGCGGCGACGTGTCCTTCGACGGGGCTGTTGACCACGAGGACGGCGTGTCCACCGTCCTCACCTACTCGGTGAAGACCGTGCCCGCATCCGTCGACCACCAGCCCGAGGACACCACCACCCCGCGCGACATCATCGACGACGCGGGCGGCGACACCAGCAAGGCAGGCGACTAGCCGTGGTCAACGCCTGGGCAACCGCGCAGCAGGTCACCGACACCACAGGTGTGTCCGTGACCGATGCGCAGCTTGCCCAGGCGCAGGACGACATCGAGATCTTCACCAACCGGATCTACACAGATACGCCGCGGATCCGGACGCGGGATCTCTACTGGCTGGGCCGGGCCGTCGCCCGCCAGGCGGCGTGGTTGGCGGGTCAGTTCGGGCTGGAGACGCGGCTGGATGCCACGCAGATTCAGCAGGATCAGGTCTCTACCACGTTGGCGGGCGACGGCCTGGTCCTTGCACCGATGGCCGCCCGGGCGTTGCGGAAAGTGTCGTGGATGCGGTCCCGGACCGTACACATCCGCTCCGCCATCGAGGGCTCGGGCCCGATCGTCGGCGACGCCCTCTCGTACGGATCGGACGACCACATGGAGTGGGCGCCGTACACCGGGGGGCCCTGATGCAGGCCATCGCAACGACCAAGGTCACCATCCTCCGCGGCACCGACACAGATGCCTTCGGTGACGAGCGGGACACCAGCACACCGATCGCCACAGACATTCCGGCCAGCGTGATCGAACAGACCCGCCGCGTGTCCGGCCGGGAGAACGCGACGCCGCGGATCGTCCGCTACGCGGTCGCCCGCGTGCCGGCCCGTACGGACATCACGGAAGACGACCGGGTGCTTGATCAGCGGACCGGTGCGAAGTACATCGTCGACGCCGTCTCCTCGATGGCGAATCCGGCGATGGAGGTGGACCGCAGGGTCGACCTGCGGCGCACGACCTAACAGCACAGGCCACACGTTCGGGGAGACCGAGCAGGCCACCGTACGAGACCGGCTTCGGAGAGGAGGCGGCCATGGCGCACTCCGGTGTGCGGATCGACCCATCCGCGCGCACGCACGTTGATGCGGCGATCAACGACTGGATGCAGGACGTCATCGGCGACGCGATCCTCGGCGACGCCAAGAACTTCGTCCACAAGCGCTCCGGCCGCCTCCACGACTCACTGCGTGCCGAGTGCCACGACAAGGTCCTCCGCGTCGGCTCCCTCGATTGCAACTACGCCACCGACGTCGAGATGGGCACCGCCGCGCACGTGATCCTCCCCAAGAACAAGAAGGCCCTGCACTGGCCCGGCGCGGACCACCCGGTGGCGCGCGTCAACCACCCCGGCACCGCGCCTTATCCGTACCTTCGGCCGGCACTTTTCCAGCGGAGGACGGCATGACGCCGCCCGCGCTGCGCGCCAATCCGGAACTCGTCGCCACCGCATGGCTGAAGACGATCGTCGGCGACATCGTCGCAACCACACTTCCGAAGCCCGGCCCCGATGGGAAACCCACCTGGGCAGACACGGGGTTCATCACCCTCGTCACCCTCGGCGGCAGCCCCAACATGTACGTGCCGCTGCGGGACCCGGCTGTGGGCCTCAGCTTCTGGGCGGTCAATCCCGACTCGCAGAAGCCGCCGTGGGGGAAGGCCGCGAACCTGGCCGAGACGATCGTTACCGCCTGCCAGGACCACCCGAACATCCCGAAGCAGGCACTCGCCCTGCCCGGCGGCTACCCGGACGTGCAGGTGAAGTCGGCCTACGTGACGGGGGAACCGCGCCGGATCCCCGACGACCCATCGTCGTACGCCCGCTACGACATCCCCGGCCTGGTTATCGCGTGGACGGAGGTGGCGTCGTGATGTGGGCGATTCAGGAGGCTCGGCTGCATGGGCAGTTGCTGTCGTACGGCGGCAAGACCCTCGTGCACGGCGACAAGGGCGAGCTGGAGTTCCTCCTCGTCGGCCTTACCGGAGACATTCGGTTCGTGCCGTGTCCGCCGAGCCTGCGCCCCGAGGACTGCCTCGAACTCCGCTTCCACCCGAACTACGCCCACCACCAGTTCCCGCTCCAGAGAGAGGCCTACCGCTGATGCCGACCATCCGCACCACCATGCGCCCCGACCAGCCCATCGAGGTCGACGACACCGAGTACGCCCAACTGAAGGCGGACGGACTCCTCGTCGACGAACCCGCACCCGAACTTCCGGCAGCCCCGGCGCCGGAGAAGAAGAACCTCTCGACGGCGAAGTCCAGCTAGCCCGCCAACCAACCTGCGGCCTGAACTGGCCGCCGTCAGAAGGATGTGAGTCCCATCGGGGTCAACACCGGAAATCTCATTCAGGGCCCGGCAACGCTCTACACGGGCGCGTTCGGCGCGGCCGAGCCCGCCGACACCAACGTGGCCATCAACGCCACCCCAGCCGCCTCGGCGTGGACCGACCTCGGCGGCACGCAGGACGGCGTCAAGTTCGGCGGAGACCAGACGTACGGCGAGCTGGAAGTCGACCAGATCACCATGCGCGTCGGGTCGCGTCTGACGAAGCAGGACTTCACCGTGGAGACCAGCTTGGCCGAGGCAACGTTGGAGAACCTGTCGCTCACCCTCAACGGTGGTACGAGCGCTTCGGGGTCGGGCTACAAGACGTTCGAGCCGAACGTGACCAGCTCGGCCACGCAGCCGAACTACTTCGCGATCATCCTCGACGGGTACGCGCCGCAGCAGTTCCGGCGTCGGATCATCGGCCGGAAGATGCTCAACGTCGACTCGGTCGAGCTGGCGTACACGAAGGACAAGCAGACCCTCATCCCGGCCAAGTTCGCAGCCCACTACGTGAGCCAGTCAGTCGGCCCGATCCACATCGCCGACGCCACGAGCTGACCGACACCACTCCCTGCCCATTCCGAGGAGCACCACCGATGGCATCCACCACCACCCGTCAGACGGCTGCGGCCCGCAGGAAGGCCGCAGCCAAGCCCCCCGTTGACGACGGCCTCGACTTCGAACCGATCCGGATCGCAGCCGACGACGAGGCCGAAGAGGAGCGCGTCACGCTCTTCTACATCGGCGACGAGCCCTACACGATCCCGAAGACCATCCCCAAGGGCGTCGCGCTTCAGTACCTGCGGCAGGCCAGCACGATGGGCCACGAACTGGCCACCGCGCCCCTGCTGATCCGTGTCCTCGGCGAGGACGCGTACATGGCGCTGGAGGAGTCGAAGGCGCTGACCGGCCCGCAGCTCGAACAGATCGTCGACATCATCGTCAAGCAGGCCCTCGGCGAGCAGGAGAACGAGAAGGGAAAAGCCGGGCGTGGCTGACCCGGCTGCGTGACTGGATCTACGAACAGGGCTGGCTGAACAGCATCGCTGACCGGCTCGCTCAGGTCATGTGGGTCCTTGACCACGAGAACGACATCGACGCCGACTTCCTCGCCATCTACGGGCTTGATCTCTATGAGCAGGAGATCACCGGCCCCCGCTACTTCGCCCTCGCCCACCGGCTGACCGCCTACCAAGGCGTCATGGCCGCCCGTGTCGAGGAAGAGCGAGACGACCGCCCCACCAGCAGTACCCCAACCCGCACGCAGGACACCGCCCCGCCACAACGGCAGGGCAACGGCGAGGCCGTAGAGGTCTCACTGACGCAGTTCCGGGCCATGTACCCGGGCTGGGTCAGCGTGGCGCAGGGAGGGTAGGACGTGGCCGGTTCGTTTCGCATCGCCGAGGGATACGTCGAGGTCACAGCCGACGAGTCCGGCTATGACGCCGCGATC